GAACCTACTGAACTGCCTACTTTTACTTCGGTATCAAATATTATTTTCTCGTTTGCCATTATTGTATAATTGGGTGTAATCTGTATTCTAATTCTATTAACATTTGACTGTTTCCTGCTGCTCCTAAATTCCCTGCTGTATGTATTTGAACTGCTAATTCTTTAAAAGGTAAATCGTTTATGTTTACACCTCTTTGTTTTGTTGCTACGTTTGATGCTGTTATACCATTGTCAAATTCTAATAAGTGTGTTCCATCGCCATTGTATTGAAAATGTAATTTTTTATTATTATATCCATTTGGTGGTGTAGTAGTTCCAAAGAATACTGTTATATAAGCATCATATATCTCTGTCCAATATCCTGTTTGTATAGGTAATATTTCAATAGGTGTTGTATGTAAATTATTTAGTTCTGCAACTGTTAAAACTCTACTTGCAAGTAATGGTTGGTCAATGTTGTTTACTACTGATTGATTATCTCTTTGACTTGTATAGCCATTAGTTCCGATTAGTGTTACACCATAGTTTAATACTGTGTTATCTGCTCCTGCTAATACGTTTACTTGATTTGCGTTTACAAAGTTCCCTGTTGAGTTTACTATTTGCTCATAGCCTTGTAATGTGTTATCGCTACCTTGCCCTATTACATCAACTCCTTTAGGGTATTGAGTGCCATTTCTTGTTGCATTTTGTGCGTATTGAGAACCCTCTCCACCACCGCCACCATTAGTTACTAAATTATAAGGTACGAATACTGGGGCAACTGCTAATTTTAAGAATGTTAGTTTTGCAGGTTCTTGTGAGTTAGCATCAAAGTCTATTTCATAAAGTCTATAAAAATGTTTGTCTATAAAATATGAACTTCTAAATGATAATTTGTTTACTTCAACATCCGTTAATTTTACATAAAAGGTAACTAATTTAGAATCCTTGTTTGTTATTTCTTCTATTCCTTTTTTATGATATACGTTGTAAATATTATTACTTGTTTGATTAGTTTGAATTGCGGTCTTATAATATAGTTGAATCGGTGTTGTAAAGTTTACATCAAAAGTAGGATTTAAAACATTATCGTAATGTCCTACATAAGGATAAGAATCAAAGTAATGATATGTGCCATTGTCATCAAGATAATGAAAGTAGTTAGTACCTATCACTGGACTTAAACCACCTGCTACAAGTAATCTCAATTTTGATGTGCTATCTATTGATTCACCATTTGAGTTCTTAAATCTTATTTGGCTAAAAACTACGTTTGCGTTTTCTCTTGCTGCTGCTAATGGAGTTGGTGCAAATATTACATCTGTTTTATAGCTTTCAGTTATAAAATCGTTTGGTACTGTATATTTTTTTGTTCCGTATGGATATAAATATTGATTTTGATAAGTTGTATTTAATTCATCTTTATCTTCTGCCATTGCAAAAGTATAGTCTTTGTACTTACTTGCACCTAATGGCTTTACTTGTACTCCCTTGCTTACATCAATCTTATTGGTTAAGTCTACTATATCACTTGTAAAATAGTCATCACGTGGCTCAATCTTTAATTTCTTGGCATCAAGTTCATCACCTGATACATATAAATTAAACATCTTAATAATTGATGCTAAAAAATCTGCTTGTTTAATATCGCTTGGTAAACAGTTTTTAAGTTGCATTGTATCACCTACAAATATTTGTGGATTTGGAATTGAAAAGAATGCTGAATCAGTCAATAACTTATATTCCCAACTACCTGTAATAATTGTCATCATTTGAACTTCAATAACATCTCCTACTTCACACCAATCGTTAGATGTTTTAGTTTCATAGTATTTATTTATTGTGAAGTCTGCTACCATTGAAGTAGTAAGAGTGCTTGTTGAACCCATTAAAGTTCTTACACCGCTTCTTGTCCTATAAACATCAAAATTTAAAACCAAAAAAGAACTTGTGCCTGTTTTTTTTAGGTTCATATTTATATTTAAACCAAACTGATAGTGTCCATTTTTTTGAACTGTAAATTTATATGTTATAGAGTCATATCCAGCAGGTGTTGATTGTTTGCCAGTATTATTAAAAGGAACATCTGTGTATAATGTTGTTAATGGGATAAAAGCACTATCTACTATTCTATCTCCTTTAAATGTTCTATCTGTTACTTCTTGGGTTGATATTAATAATTTATCTTGTGTTGTTGGAACTACTAATTTATTGAATATCCCACTTGTTAAAAAGTTTGATGCATACCTATATCCTGCATCTTTGAATATTGCATCAACTATTGTTCGTGCAAATATTTGTGGCTTTTGGTCCGCAGTATAGAATCCTTTTTGGTCATTGCTAAAACCTTTGTCAATTAATCCATAGTAGTAGCCACGTGTTGCGCTTGGTGTCCAACTTGCTTGAATGTTAGTAAAATTCCATTCATGGTCATAAGCACTTAAATCAAGTTCATTAAGTTTTTTTTCGCCTAAGTCTTGAAACAAGTTTGCGAACTTTCCAATTATAATTATTTCGTATTCTATTTGATTCTCATCAACTATATTGATATTTGTTAGTTGCAAGTATCCTTGTATCATTGCTATACCATTCTTATACAGTATAGCATTAGCTTTTAGATTAGGGTTGAAGTCAGGAGCAAAGTTATATGTATTAGTATTTTGAACTGAACGTGCTAAATTGAATATGTTGCTAAAAATATCATTGTTATTACTCGTACCAGGTAATGTAATTGTTTTACTGAAATCACTTTTTCTTTCAGCTATGTTCTGAATATCAATTATACTTTTGTTAATAGGCAAAGGCACGTTGTCGTATAAGTCTAACTCATACTCAACTATGTTTGCACCTGCTACTTGGTTTATTATTAGTCTATTTTCATTCATTATAGCGATTGTCTATATCTTAAATATGTGTATTCTATTTCAAATGATAAATTAAACATCTTTCTATCAGTTAGGAATTTCTTTATTTCATAACTTGTATTCGTTATGTTGACTGCTACGAATGATGTAGGTGTTCTTTCCAAGTATATTACTGGTGATGTGGCTAATTCTTCAAGTAATGTGCTTTCTGCTTCGCTTATCCAATCACTATTAATGCTTATTTTGTCGTTAATTGTCGTGTTATAGTTAGTTTTTAACCTATCTTGTTTACTGTATCCGATTGGCAATGGTGCTTTGAACTGCTTTCGTTCTATTTCCATTGCATTTATTGTGTTCTTATTAAAGTTAAACGAGTCAAATCCACCTAATTTGTTCATCCAATGTAGTCTTACTGTTGGATATTGGCTGCATTCTGTGTTTAAATTAAAGGTTCTTGATGCTAAAACATTACTTGTTGCACCTAATAATGATACATTGTACGTATCAATGATTGATATTCCACCTGCTATTAGTATGTCTTGTGCATACTTCCCTGCTCGTGTGCTGAATTGGTATTCTGTTGCAGGTAAACTAACTGCTGTTACTACATTGCCAGTCGCTCCTGTGTATTGGATGTATTTTACTTTATTACTTGGATCGAACCAATATAAGAACTTCTCTTGATTGCTTTCTATTCTTTCTATATTTGATGCATTTGATAGGTAGCCAATATTAGTTATGCTTTTGTTTACCATCGCAGCGTTCGAGTAATCTTCAAAATCAAAGATTGAGTTAGTCGCTAAATTAAAACTACTTGAACTCGGTGTTGTTGGATGGCTTGCTAAAACTCCTGTTAATGTTGGTGTTCCTGATACATCGTATAGTTCTCTAAATTGCACAAAGTATTGCAATCTTGAATTAGTGTTACTTGCGAATACTGCTGTAACATTATTAAAGTCATAGCTAACATAGTTTTTAAGCACGTTACCGATATCAAAAGTTAATTGTGCTGAACTTGGTTGTACTGGATATTTTAACCTTGCTAATGGATTGTTAGCACCTCCTGTTTGGTTTACATCAACTATAAAATTGAAATTAGGTTGTGCAGTCATATTTGAACTGACTGTATATGGTACTTGATTGTAAGCAGCCATAAATGCACTTGGTGTTGATATTATTGTTATTGCCATTATTTTATAATTACTTTATAATTGCTAATCTTATTTTAGTTGCCATTTCTTTTGAGAGTGCTTTATTTAATATCTTTAATCTTTTAGCACCTACCGCAGGTTCTACATAGTTCATTGGTTTTATTCCACCTATCTTAGTTGCAACTGCCATACTCATTGCTTCCTTTCTGATTAAGTCTGCTTGTTTCTTTTTATTCTTTCGGATTAAAGTTTGTTTCCTTAATCCCTTACTGCCTGTTCGTGCTATGTATTGCTTAAAACTTTCAAGCATATCTTTTGGCACTCCTAAGTTTTTAAAACTAAATCTACTATTTGGTGCTTTACCTTTATTAAATACACCCTTTACTCCCTCATCTACAAATTCCCAATAATTTTGATTAGTTACTATTTGTATTCCGTTTGCAATTGGCTTAGGCACTAAATCACTCGCTAATGTACTCGCTTGCTTGGTTCGTGCTTTGCTTGTTATAACCTTTCGCATTATACCTATTGAATCATTAGCCCACTTTAAGAACACAGCATCAACACCGCTCTTTAAATCCTTTGTAAAAGTATCTAATGAACTGCCATACTTATTGCCTATGTTCGTTGCGTTGCTTGCCATTTTATTTTGTCATCTTCACTTTTGTCTTTGTAAAATACTAACGTGTTCAAGAACTCTATTATGTTCATGTCCTCAAAGTATTCCCACTTACTTCTATCGTTGTTTGCAAGGTTGTTTATTGCTACAATCCAACCCCATTTAGTTTCGAATGTTTGTCCAGTATTGGCTTCACTTTCTCCAGTGCTTTCTCCGCTTCCGATTCCAAATAGATTAGGATATTGTCGGCTAATTCCTTGTAGTACCTGCAAAAAAAAAGCATGATAGGATATGCCTGCTCAATTTTCATGTGGTTTAAAAACAAGTCTGCAACCTCTTTATGATTTGCACCATCGTATTTTTTTACTTTGCCATACCATGTTTTTTCAACACATATCGCTGCAAGTATATTGTGAATGTTATTTATGATATTCACTTCGTCTTTGCAGAAGGATGTTGCATCTATGTACTGTGCTGCTTTTAACTTTTGTGTTTGCCAAATACATTTAAACCTTCTACCCTTTACTTTAAAATCCATTTTAACTCTTGCATTTGGATTTAGGTTCTCTATTTCACTAAATGCTTTTAATGATTTTGTCAAATCTTCAATTGGCATCGATTCAATTTCATCAAATGTTTTGTTAGTCAATTCAGCTAACAATTTGATATTACGGTTCAATGGATCTGTTTCAAGTTCTGCAATTGTTTTGCATTTTATAAACTGACTTATGGTTATTTTTTCAAACTTCATTCTCTTTAATATATAAATTTATTACTTTTTTGCTAAATCAAAACTATTTACAAAGTGTAATAACATGCCCATAGCTTCGTTAAAAACATAAAACGGATGTTCTTCAAAATCAATATCTAAATCAATACCCATTTTTTCCATTTCTTCTTGGTATTCTTTTTGAATCTCATCTAATAATTGTGAAGTGTCATCTACATAACTGTAAATTCCTAATTCAACTGTTGACAATATTATTTCAATTGCTTCTTCTTGTGTTAATTTATTCATATATTTTAAATTTTAAATGTTGCGTATTTTCCACTCGGTCTATTATTCAACTTGTTTAATGCGAAGTATCTCATAGCATCTATTGAGTGGTTAGAATGGTCTACTGGTTTACCTGTTACCTTTCCATCTCTATCAGTTGCCCATTTGTATGCTCTTAATTCTTTGATTATATTAGTTGAATTTTGAGTAACAAAGAATGGTTCTCGTTTCAATATGTCTATTCCTATCTTAATTGAATCTGCTCCTTTTGTTGCAGGTGTTATCATAAACCCTTGTCTTCTTAATTCTTCAATTGATTTCGGTTCTGCTGAATCTGCTATTATTTCGTATGGTCTACCGATACCTTCTGACTTCATAAAGTTACCAATATCGGTATTAGTCATATTAGTTCGATATAAGATTTCATCAAAGTATAGTTGGTTA